CGGACGACGCTGCGCTGCGCTTCTACCTGGAGCGCGTGTACGGTCTGGCCAGTAAGGACAAGATCTTCGACGCGGTCAACATTATCGCCGGCGAGAATAAATTCCACCCGGTGCGCGACTACCTGACCAGCTGCACCTGGGACGGCGTGCCCAGAGTGGAGACGCTGCTGGTCGACTACCTGGGTGCGGAGGATAACGCCTACACCCGGGCCGTCACCCGGAAGACCATGGCCGCTGCGGTGGCCCGCGTATTCCGGCCCGGCTGCAAGTTCGACTATATGCTGACGCTGCGAGGCCGCCAGGGCCTGGGTAAGTCGGCAATAATTGCCAAGCTGGGCGGGCAGTGGTTTAGCGACACCTTCAGCACCATGCAGGGCAAGGAGGCATACGAGCAGGTCCTGGGCGTCTGGATCATGGAGGTCGGCGAGCTGGCCGGCATGAGGAAGGCCGAGGCCGAGACCATCAAGCTGTACATCAGCAAACAGACCGACCGCTTCCGTCCTGCCTACGGTCGCCGGCTGCAGGAGTTCCCGCGGCAGTGCATTTTCATCGGCACGACCAACGAGACGCAGTTCCTCCGGGACACTACGGGAAACCGGCGCTTTTGGGTGGTCGACACACCGAACGACCCCGAGCGCGATATGTGGGAGGAGCTGACGCCGGAGACGGTCCGCCTGATCTGGGCCGAGGCCGTCGAGATCTACCACAAGGGCGAGAAGTTGTACCTGCCCCGCGAGCTGGAGAAGATGGCCAGGGAAGTGCAGGAGGCCTACGAGGAAGAAAACCCGAAGGCGGGCATCGTGGCCGACTACCTGGAGCGACTGCTGCCAGAAGGCTGGGACGCGATGGACTACTACAGCCGCCGCCAATGGCTGGAGACCGACGCCATGGGCACCGTCCGACGCACGACGGTCTGCACGCTGGAGATCTGGGCGGAGGCCCTGGGTGGCAACCCGGACAAGATGGACCGGTACGCGTCCAAAGAGATCCGCGACATCATGGCAGGACTGCCTGGGTGGCGGCATCGGGGAAATAAACAGATCACGGCCAGACCGTACGGCCGCCAGCGCTACTATGAGAGGAGCTAACCATGGCGAAGATCACACCGAAAGACCAGAAGACACTGCCGGAGCTGCTGCCATGCAAGTGTGGCGACATCGCCATAACGCTCCGGCCTAGAGGAGGAAAGCGTGGCCATCCCTGGCGCGTGGTCTGTCTTAATCCCAAGTGTGACCGCGCTGTTCGAGGCTTCGACACTCCCTGGGAGGCCATCCGGGCCTGGAATGAGGAGGTAAGGAAAACATGATACCACTGGAGAAAGACATCGAGAAGGCCCTGGGCCGCATGATCGGCAAGCGCGGCGGCCTATGCCTGAAGTGGGTGTGCCCTGGCTGGGCAGGCGTGCCGGACCGGATCGTGCTGCTGCCAGGCGGCCGGATCATCTTCGTGGAGCTGAAGCGGCCCAAGGGTGGCGCACTGTCCGAGCGCCAGAAGTGGTGGGCCAAGAAGCTGATCGACCTGGACTTCCAGTACTGGACGATTTGGGACTTCGAGGAGTTAAAACTGTTCAAGCAGGTAGAGTTGTAAACCATACGAGCAAAGGGGAAATACCACACGAAAAGGTGATATTTTCCTATGAAACTATTAAACGGTGATTGCTTGAAACTAATGAAGGACATACCGGACGGATCGGTGGATTTAATCTTGTGCGACCTGCCCTATGGGACAACCGATTGCAAGTGGGACATCGTGCTGCCCTTCGACCAGCTATGGGCCGAGTACAACCGACTACTAAAGCCGGACGGTGCTGCGGTATTATTCGCCGCCCAACCGTTCACCACGCAGCTGATCCAAAGCAACCGCAAGGCGTTCCGCTACTGCTGGTACTGGATGAAGAACCACCCGACGGGCTTCGCCTATGCCCGATACCAACCCATGAGGCAGGTCGAGGACATCTGCGTATTTTACCGAAAGCACGGAACCTATAACCCGCAAGGGGTCCAGGCTATAGAAGGCAAGGTAAAACAGAAAAAGCTCCCGAACCGTGAAAGCGTCTATAAAATGACAACCCTGATGAAAAAGTACACGCCGCGTTTCAAGAACTACCCGAAGAATGTGCTGCAGTTCAACTGTGAACGTGGCCTACACCCAACCCAGAAGCCTGTACCACTTCTGGAGTATCTTGTCAAGACCTACACAAACGAGGGCGACACCGTGCTGGATAACTGCATGGGCAGCGGCAGCACCGGCGTGGCGGTCAAGCGTGTCGGCGCGCGTCACTTCATCGGGATAGAGCAAAACAAAGCATATTTTGACATCGCGCGGCAGCGCATCGAGGGGGAAATAAAGTGCAGCCAATAGACACCAAAGCGCTGATCCAACTGAAAGCAACCCGCGACCGGCTGAGCCCGCAGCAGTACAAGACCCTCCGGGGCCAAGTGCTGGCCGGTGACTCCGACGGGGCCATGAGAGGCCTGCGCAAAATTTTGAGACGCTGTGCGGACAGGAGGACAACGTGAAAACATTCAACCCATACCCGCATCAACGGGCCGGCATCGACTGGATCCTGGAGCGGCCCGCTGCGGGGCTGCTCTGGGGCATGGGTACCGGCAAAACGGTGACAACCCTGACCGCGATCAACCGGCTGCTGTACGACTACATGGAGGACGGGCCGGTGCTGGTCATCGCGCCCAAGCGCGTGGCAGAGGACACCTGGAGCAAGGAGGCCGCCAAGTGGGAGCACCTGCAGCACCTAAAAGTCGTCAAGATCATGGGCACGGCGAAGCAACGCATCGACGCGCTGCGCAGCGTCTACGAGGACCCCTTCGCTGACGTCTACATCATCAACCGGGAGAACGTTGTCTGGCTGATCGACCACCTGGGCGGGCGCTGGCCGTTCCCCATCGTGGTCCTGGACGAGCTGAGCAGCTTCAAGTCAGCCCAGGCCAAGAGGTGGAAGGCGCTGCGCAGAGTGCGGGGCCGGATCCGCCGGATCATCGGCCTGACCGGCACGCCACGGCCCAACGGCCTGGAGGATCTCTGGCCGGAGATCTACCTGCTGGACCAGGGCGCCCGCCTGGAGCGCACCCTGGGCACCTTCCGGGCGAAATACCTGACCCCGGAAAAGATGAACGGGAACATCGTCTACAGCTACAAGGCCCGCCCAGGGGCTGAGGAGCAGATCTACGACAAGCTGGCCGACCTGTGCATGAGCATCCGGAAGGAGGACGTGCTGCAGCTGCCTGGCCAGATCTACGAGGACATCGAGCTGACACCGTCGCCGGCCCTGCTGAAGAAGTACAAGCAATTCGAGCGGGAGGCCGTGCTGGAAGTGCTCGACGGCGAGGAAATCATGGCCGGATCTGCAGCAGCCCTGACCAACAAGCTGCTGCAGTTCGCAAACGGCGCGATCTACGACCAGGACGGTCAAGCACATGAGCTCCACACTGTCAAGCTGGACGCGCTGGAGGAGCTGGTCGAGGAGGCCGGCGGCGATCCGGTGCTGGTTCTGTACGCCTACAAGCACGACGCCGATCGGATCCGGCAGCGGATCACCTGCCGGAGCCTGGACACGTCGGAGGACATCGACGACTGGAACGCCGGCAGGATCCCGGTCGCCCTGGCCCACCCGGCCAGCATCGGCCACGGCCTGAACCTGCAGGAAGGTGGTCATATAACCATCTGGTACGGCCTGACCTGGTCGCTGGAGCTCTACCAGCAGGCCAACGAACGCCTGAACCGGCCAGGCCAGACCCAGGTCTGCCGAGTGTACCACCTAATCCTGAAGGGCACCCACGACGAGCGCGTGCTCGTATCACTGAAGAACAAGGACAAAGGCCAGGCGGCGGCCATCGAGGCCCTGCGCCTGGAGATCGTGAAAGGAGAATAAATATGCAGCAGAAATTCAAACCCGGCGAGCCCCTCTGGGTCGTGGAACGTGACGAAGACGGCAACGCCTGCGACGTGTCCGGCTTCCTCTACATGGCCGAAGTGGCCGGCGCGGTCATCGTGACCCCGAAGGTCTACGGCTGCGACAGCCTGAAGGAGATCCTGGGCTATCACATCGGCCAAACCGCCCAGGACTACGACACCGACCTGGCGGTCTTCCCCGCGGACGACTGCTACCTGAGCAAGTTCGACGCCAAAGAAGCGCTGGCCAATGAGACGGAGGACGACGATGAGTAACAGACAGCAGCGCCGGGCAGCCAAGAAGGGCAAACGCCCCGGCGAGACCTACGCCGACGTCCTGGCCAAGCAGAAGATGATCAAGGAGGCCGTGGAAAAGACCACCCGCGACACCAGCATCGCCATCGAGGCCGACATCAAGACCCAGCGCTTCCTCTGGATGGCCGTCATCGCGCTGAACGAGGCCTTCGGCTTCGGAGGCGAGCGGGCCAAGCGCTTCATGGCGGCCCTGGAGGAAGTGGCCAACGAGGTGGAGCAGCTGGCCGAGGAGAACGGCGCCATCTACGCCAAGGCCAAGATGATGGAGCGGGTCAGCCAGATCACCGGCATGGAGATCAGCCCGGTCCACGAGGAGGAGATGCGGCAGGCCCGACTGGAGAACCAGGCCAAGGGCGTCTACTTCCCCGAGGATGATCCCGACAAATGGTAAGGAGGTACAGACAATGTACGTACACGACGCAACCGAGCAGGCCTTCAAGAACGGGGCCAACTATATGCGCGAGCAGATCGTGGAGAAGCTGCTCGACCTGAAGCGCGTCGCCATGGGTCCGGAGCGCCTGATCCTGGGCGACATCATCGAGAAGATCCGAAAAATGGAGGTGAGAGTATGAGCATCAAAGACAGCGGGCAGCGCACCACCTTCGGGACCGGCGCCGTCCGAGATATGCACGCGGGCAAGGGCCGCATGGACCTGCTGCCCTGGGAGGCCATCATCGAGGTCTCCAAGCATTGCGAGGAGGGCGCGCTGAAGTATGGCGAGCGCAACTGTGAGAAGGGCATCCCGATCCACAGCCTGGTCGACTCTGCCTTCCGGCATCTGGCCAAGTATACCATGGGCGAGAAGGACGAGCCGCACCTGCGTGCGGCTGCCTGGAATATCCTTTTCGCGCTGTACATGGAGATCCGGCACCCCGAGCTGCAGGACATCCCGAGCCGTAAAGAGGCGAAGAAACAGATGCCCAACATCTGGGAGGACAAAACCGAAAGCGGACTGCTAGAGGAGTGATACATATGGAGAAAATCGACGTACGACGTCAGCTTCCTCGCGTGGGCGACACGCGCTGGGAAGTAATGACCCTGTACAGGCAACACAATGGCCCGGAGGATGCCGACAAACCGAAGCGCTGCACCGTGATCGAGGTCAACTATGCCCATATGTGGTATATGGTGCAGTTCGAGAACGGCTTCCGCGAGTGCTACAAGCTGCCGAAGGAGGTCGCGCCAAAATGACCAAGGACGAGCTGAAGAAGCAGCTGCACAGCTACAGGGACCTGAAGGCTGAGCACCGGCAGATCTCCCTGGAGCTGGAGAAGGTCGAGGCCTTCATGACCGGGCCCAAGGGCACAAACTGGGACGGTATGCCGCGCGGATCCAGCGGAGGCGACCCGATCACGAACGTGGTCGCGCACCACATCGCCCTGCAGGAGCGATACCAGGCCAAGCTGGCCGAGCTGGCTGCAGCGCAGGCGCACATCGAGGAGCTGATCGACAGCCTGGAGCCCATGGAGCGCAAACTGTTCCGCCACCGCTACATCGAGGGCCTGACCTGGGAGGAGGTCTGCGTGGCCATCGGCTACAGCTGGCGCCAGACGCACAACATCCACGGCGCGGCCCTGGGCAGGCTGGCGGAGAGGTACAAGGAGGAAGACGGAAAATGCTAAGTTTTGATTTTGACCTGGACGAGCAGCAGGTGGCGTTCGTGGAGGCGATCCGGTCCGACAGGAAGACGATCGTCTTCTGCAACGCTGCAGCCGGTACCGGCAAGACCACGCTGGCCATCGGCGCGGCCAATATGCTGGTGAAGGATAAGCGGAACGAGCTGGACGGGATCGTCTACATCGTGAGCCCCTACGGCGAAGGGAAGCAGGGCTACCTGCCCGGCAGCATCACCGAGAAATCGGAGGTATACTACGAGCCGGCCTACCAGGCGATGATCGAGTGCGGGCTGAACCCTAACGCCGACGTATGCGATGAAACCATGACCGGCAAAAAGAAGGGCACCGGCTTCATCAAGCTATTGACGCACACCTACCTGCGCGGCACAAACTTCGAGAAGAAGGTGGTCATCATCGACGAGGCCCAAAACTTTACGGCCGCAGAGCTGAAGAAGGTGCTGACCCGGATCCACGACGACTGCAAGGTCATCGTCGTCGGCCACACCGGACAGGTGGACATCGCAGGCCGCAGCGGCTTCGCCAGGTATATCGAACACTTCCGCGGCCAGGAGCGCTGCGAGGTGTGCGAGCTGACCATCAACCACCGCGGCTGGCTGAGCACCCACGCGGACAAACTGACAGAATGAGGCATAAAAGAAGACGCCCCGAGCTGGCTGACCAGTTCGGGGCGTTTTGCTTTTTGACTAAAGCGTCGTTTATGTTTTCGTAAAAATCGACATCTTGTTATTTGAATTTATGGAAATTATAATTATTAGTACATTTTGCTATGCATCCACCGGTCACATCATTTCACGGGCTAAGAGTTTGCAGATGAGGTCCAGCAGGTCGACGTCGCTGCAGGTGGCGATCAGTTCCAGGGCGAGCTCTTTCAAGATGTCCATCGTCTCCATAGTTATACTCCTTTATGATTTTATTGGTGGCCCTACTAGAATTGTATGCAGTTTATAGCAAAATATCAAAACCCAAATTTGAAAATTAGGTGGTCAAATTTGGACGCCAAGTGATCAAGTTTGGAAATTAAGTGTTCAAATTTAATTAAGGCAGGGTCAAGTATGGAAATTGGATACGATAAAGTGAGAGAATATATAGTCGCACTAATGAAGGCGGGCGACTTCACCTATGAAGATGCTGCAAATTTGAGCGGCATTCCGTTCCAAACCATCCGGAACATTGCCACGGGCAAAACGCCGGATCCCAAGTTTGGAACCGTGGCGAAGATCATCATCTCCCTGGGCGGCGACTTGAATGAGATCATCGGCTACGAGAAGAAGAAGGAGATCGAGGTCAACAGCACCGTATCGCTAAAGGAGACCTACGAGATGCGGATCGCCGACCTGATCAAATCGTACGAGGAAAGAATCGAAGACGTGAAAACCTTCTCCGATCAGCGGGTGGCGGACCTGAAGAAGCTATATGATGAAAGATTTACGGACCTGAAGAAGCTATACGAGGAAAGACTCGCAGAGCTGAGAGAAACACAAAAATAAAGCTGAAAACGCTCCGGAGTGATCTGGGGCGTTTTTCTAACTTTTCAGCCCTTTTTAGGTGCAACGACAAAGTGCAACAAGGGCTGCAACAGCTCGTTGCATACCGGGGATGAGGGGCCGCCCAGGGCCAAAACTGCAACAAGGTGCAACAAGAATAAAATTGTCGTTGCAGTTGTTGTTGCACCTTTTTTGCTTAAATATGTTTCTAAAAACCTATATTTTATAGATAAACATAGTCATATTTATATTAAATAGTTATATATGCAACAACTGCAACAACTGCAACAAGGATTTTATAAAAGGGTAAAATAAGAGGGAATAGTATATAAATATAGACTATATACAGGTATATTTAAGGGTATATATAGAAAAGTGCGTTGCAGTTGTTGCAGTTGTTGCACCTTCAACTTTTTGGCCCAAAATGGCCAGGCAAAAGATTGCATAGAATTGCACACAAAAATGTGGTATATTGCTAGTGTAAGGATCTAGGCCCAGCGGCCTGGGTCCTTTTCTGCGTCTGTAGAGGCCTATACGGACAGCAGCGTGTAATCGGCCGGTATAGCATACGCCGGAGAGGTGGATGGGAGGGAACCGGCGAGGAGGCCACAGCATGAACCAGAAACAATTCTACAGGACACCGGCGTGGAAGAAGGCCAGGCTGGCATACATCCAGGAACGGCTGGCCATTGATGGCGGGCTGTGCGAGGTATGCATGGATGAGCCTGGTAAGATAGTACACCACAAGATTTGGCTGGACGATGTCAACTGCAATGACCCGGAGATCAGCCTGAACCCTAGCAATTTTATGTATGAGTGCCAGACGTGTCATAACAAGGAAAAAGATCCACGACTGGCTACACCTGGCCGCTGCCGATATGGTGCGGACGGTGAGATCATACGAAATTCTCAGTATTAAAATAAATGCGGTGGCGGAATAGGTAGACGCTATGGTGACGGGTAGAACAGCGCGTATTATGCCTATGCTGGACAGACCGTTGAGCGGTCGCAGTCATAGACCACTTCGGTGATCGACGTTAGATGGCAATCTGTTTATATGAGGTGCAAATCCTCATCCGCATTTAGAAAATAAAAAGGTGGGCGACTCCCCCCATCTTCAACTTTTTCCAGGGCCCAGGGAGACCGAGCAGTGGGCTCAAATTTTACACTGAAAAGGCCACGAAAGGGGTGGGGATAATGGCAAAAGCATCGAAAGAGACACGGATCCGAAAAGAAAAGAAACGGCTGGCCGGGATTTTCAAGGACCTGGAGGAAAACAAGCTGAAGACGTGCCAGGCCCTGATCGACCGCGCGGCCTTCATCACCGTCAGCCTGGAAGACCTGGAGGTCCAGCTCAACGAGACCGGCTGGGTCGAGTATTACCAGAACGGTGAGAACCAGAGCGGCATGAAGAAGGCAGCCGCCGCGGACGTTCACATCAGCCTGACGAAGAACCTGAACGCCATCGTCAAGCAGCTGCTCGACCTGGTGCCGCCTGCACAGAAGGCGAGCCGCCTGACGGAGATGATGAACAGATGACACCCTTCGCGAATTACATCCACGAATACCACCATCGGATCCAGACCGGCGAGATCGTCGTCGGTAAGTGGATCCGCCTCCTATACGAGAAGATCACCGCGGGCCTCCGCGATGGTCTTTTTTATTTTGACGCCAAGAAGGCGAACAACGCGATCGAGTTCATCCAGACCTTCTGCCATCACTGCGAGGGACGGGACGACCTGATCACGCTGGAGCTGTGGCAGAAGGCGACGGTCTGCCTGATGTTCGGCATCGTGGACGAGAACGGCCTGCGGATCTTCCGCGAGGTCTTTTTAGTCATGGGCCGAAAGAATGGCAAGAGTCTTTTCGCGTCGGCCGTCATCGCCTACATGGTCTACCTGGACGGCGAGTATGGCGCCCGCGTGTATTGCCTGGCGCCCAAGCTGGAGCAGGCTGCCATCGTGTACGAAAACTTCTACAAGATGATCTCCCGGGAGCCTGAGCTGGCCGCGCTGGTAAAGCGCCGCCGGTCGGACGTGTACCTGGAGGAGACCAACACAACGGCCCGGCCTCTGGCCTTCAACGCAAAGAAGTCGGACGGCTTCAACCCGCACCTGACGGTCTGTGACGAGATCGCAAGCTGGCCGGCGGAGCAGGGGCTGAAGCAGTACGAGGTCATGAAGTCGGCCCTGGGCGCGCGTAAGCAGCCCATGATCCTGAGCATCAGCACGGCCGGCTATGTCAACGACGGGCCATACGACGAGCTGATGGCAAGATCCACCGCTGTCCTGCAGGGCAGCAGCGAGGAGCGGCGCCTGCTGCCGATCCTTTACATCATCGACGACCCGGAGAAGTGGGACGACCTGGACGAGCTGCGCAAGAGCAACCCGAACCTGGGCGTCAGCGTCTCCGCGGACTTCTTCATCGAGGAGATCGCCATCGCCAAGAACAGCCTCAGCAAGCGGGCCGAGTTCATGACGAAATACTGCAACATCAAACAGAGCAGCACCCAGGCGTGGCTGCCCTGGGAGGTCGTCGACGCGGTCACCGGCGAGGAGTACAGCCTGGAGGACTTCCGGAGCAGCTACTGCGTCGGAGGCATCGACCTGTCCCAGACCACCGACTTGACGGCCTGCTGCGTCGTCATCGAGAAGGCGGGCAAGCTCTACACCTTCGCCAAGTTCTTCATGCCGGAGAACAAGATCGACGAGCTGCAGGAACGCGAGGGCGTACCATACCGGCTATATGTGACGGCCGGGCTGATACAACCAAGCGGCGAAAACTACGTCGACTATAACGACTGCTTCGAGTGGTTCCGGATGCTGGTCGAGGAGTACGAGATCCTGCCGCTGCAGGTGGGCTACGACCGATACAGCGCCCAGTACCTGATCCAGCAGATGGAGCAGTACGGCTTCCACTGCGACGACGTCTACCAGGGCGAGAACCTGACGCCGGTCATCCACGAGGTGGACGGCCTGCTGCGGGACAAGACTCTGCAGCTGGGCACCAACAAGGTGCTGAAGGCCCACTTCCTCAACGTGGCCATGAAGCAGAACGAGGAGACCCGCAAGATCCGCCCGGTCAAGATCGACCCGCGGACCCATATCGACGGCTTCGTGGCCGTCATCGACGCCCTGACGGTCCGCCAGAAGTGGTACGACCAGATCGGCGAACAGCTAAGAAATGAGTGAGGAGAGACATGGGAGTATTTGAAAAACTTTTCCAGCGTCCCAAGGTGGCGAAGCAGGTAAACGGATATTTCCAAATGCTTGACGGCTACACGCCTATCTTTACCAACTGGGACGGCGGCGTGTATGAGATGGAGCTCACCCGGGCCTGCATCCATACCTTCGCCAACCACTGCAGCAAGCTGCTGCCCACCGTCAACGGCGCCGACGCCAAGGGCGTGAAGGCCATGCTGGAAGGCAGGCCCAACCCCTTCATGACCGGCGCGCAGTTCGTTTACAAGGTGGCCACGATCTACGACACCCAGAACACCTGCTTCATCGTGCCGGTGCTGGATCATTTTGACCGGATCACCGGCTACTACCCGGTGAACCCGCAGCAGACCGAGGTCATCGAGATCAGTGGCGAGCCCTGGCTGCGCTACACCTTCGCCAACGGCAAGAAGGCAGCCATCGAGCTGGCCCGCTGCGGCGTGGTGAGCAAGTATCTGTACCGGAACGACATCCGGGGCGAGACCAACGCCGCCCTGCTGCCCACCCTGCAGCTGCTCAACGTGCAGAACCAGGGCATCGCGGAAGGCATCAAGAACAGCGCCAGCTTCCGCTTCATGGCCACCGTCGCTAACTTTACCAAGGGCAAGGACCTGGCCAACGAGCGCAAAAACTGGGTCCAGGATAACCTGGGACCTGACTCCGGCGGCCTGGCGCTTTTCCCGAACACCTACACCAACGTCCAGCAGATCCAGAGCGCTGCCAAGATCGTCGACGCCGATCAGATGGAGCTCATCCAGACCCGCGTGCTCAACTACTTCGGCTGCAACGAGGACGTGCTGCAGAACAAGACGGTCGGCGACGCCTGGAGCGCCTACTACGAGGGCAAGATCGAGCCCTTCGCGCTGCAGCTGTCCCAGGCCATGACCTGCATGACCTTCAACCACCTGGAGCAGAAGCGGGGCAACGCCATCGTGTGGAGCTCCAACCGGCTGCAGTACATGACCAACACGGACAAGCTGCAGGTCAGCTCCCAGATGTTCGACCGCGGCATCCTGAGCACCAACGACGTCATGGCGATCTGGAACCTGCCGCCTGTACCGGACGGCGACAAGCGCTACATCCGTAAAGAGTACACCGAGATCAGCCAGCTGGACCAGGTGGCCGCGCTCCAGGAGGAGCTGGCAGCAGCCAAGGCCCAGGCCGCTCAGCCGACTGTCCCTGACCAGAATGAGGAGGGAGAAGACAATGACCCCGAACGAGAAAATCAAGCTGAAGAATGAGATGCAGGTCCGCGCGCTGCAGGTCTTCGCACCCGCGCCCGAGGCCAAGCGCATCGACTCCAGCTACTACGTCGAGGGCTACGCCGCCCGCTATGAACCCTACGTGCTCTACGAGCTGGAGGACGGCCCCGTTTATGAGCGCTTCGAGCGCGGCTGCTTCGACGGCTGCGACATGAGCGACATCATCTTCCAGCTGAACCACCAGGGCACCGTCATGGCCCGGCAGAGCAACGGCAGCCTGATCGTCGAGCCCGACGAGGCCGGCCTGTTCACCGCTGCCGACCTGGGCCGCACCGAGGCAGCCCGTCGCCTGTACGAGGAAATCAGCACCGGCATGATCACAAAGATGAGCTGGGGCTTCATCCTGGGCGACTATCACTACGACGTCGAGAACCGCACCATCGTCCACACGAGGGTGAAGAAGATCTTCGACGTCTCCGCCGTGTCTATCCCGGCGAACAATAACACCGAAATCAATGCGCGCAGCTGGGCCGACGGAGTGATCGACCTGGCAGCCCGGAGTGAGGCAGCGCTTGACGAGAGACGCAGAAAACTGCGCCTTAAAATTCAACTAGAGGAGGATCTTTGACAATGAGAATTGACGAGATCAACACCCGCCTGGCTGAGATCCGCGCCATGAACATGGACGAGATCACCGGCGACGCACTGACTGCCCTGGAGCAGGAAGTCGAGAACCTGCAGGCTGAGCGCCAGCAGATCCAGAACGAAGCACAGACCCGCCAGCAGCTGCGCGACAAGGTCGCGGCCGGCATCGTGACTGGCACCATCATCGAAGACAACAAGGAGGAAAACAAAATGGAAAACCGTACCTACGCTATTGACTCCGCGGAGTACCGCGAGGCCTACCTGATGAACCTGCAGGGCAAGGAGCTGAACGCTGAGCAGCGCGCAGCTGTTACCGGTGCCGCAGCTGTTCCTACCCAGACCCTGAACCAGATCTTCCGCTACCTGGAGGAGTCTCCCATCCTGTCCCGCATTGACCTGACCCACATCCCCGGCAACGTCGTCCTGCCTGTTGAGGACGCCGTCGCTGCAGCTGCATGGGTCGCAGTCGGCACCGCTTCTACCGACTCCGAGGACAAGATCACCAGCATCTCCCTGGGTGCTCACAAGCTGATCAAGACCCTGGAGATTACCGCTGACATCGAGGCCATGGCTATCTCCGCCTTCGAGGCCTGGATCGTCGCAAAGCTGGGCGAAAAGATGGAGGCAGCTCTGGACAACGCTGTCTTCAACGGCACCGGCTCCGGCCAGCCCACTGGCATCCTGAAGACCGTCGCAACCGCTACCGGCACCTTCACCAAGGCAAAGGCAACCTACGCCGACCTGGTCAAGATCATCGGCTCCCTGCCTTCCGGTCCTGCTAAGAACGCCATCTTCGCTATGCCTCGCGCCCTGTTCTTCTCCGACGTGATCGGCATCGAAGACAAGAACGGCCAGCCCGTCGTCCATGCAGACGTCGAGTCTCCCGCGAAGTACAACATCCTGGGCTGGCACGTTGTCCTGGATGACAACATCCCCGCCGACACCATTCTGTTCGGCGACTTCAAGGCCTACAAGATGAACCTGGCAAAGGCTCCCGTCATCTCCAGCGACGATTCCGTGGCCTTCCGCACCGGCTCCCGCGTCTACCGCGCCCTGGCCCTGGCTGACGGCAAGCTGGCAATGGCCAACGCCTTCGTACGCTACGGCCGCGCATCCTCCTAAGCGTGACCACCTGGGCGGGGCTTAACGGCCCCGCCTAACTTCTAGGAAGGAGGCGAGCCGCATGGAAATGCTCAGTAAAGTAAAGACGAGCCTGCGCATCAGCCACAGCGTGCTGGATGACGACCTGACGGACACCATCGAGGCCTGCCTGGCAGACCTGAAGGTGTGCGGCGTCCTGGATCCGGACAAGACCGACCCGCTCATCCTGAACGCGGTGAAGCTGTACTGCAAGGCGGCCTACACGGACGACACGGGCAAGGCTGCAGCCTATCAGGCGCGGTACGACGCCCTGAAGTCGTGCCTCATGATGGCCGAGGGCTACGGCGGGAAGGTGGTCGCAGATGACTGACATCCTGACCCTGATCCAGAGGATCCCGGGCCGAGATGACCAGGGCGACCCCGTCCTCCTGGAGACCAGCCGCGACGTCTTCTGTGGCGTCCGCAGCATCGGCCAGCAGGAGTTCTACCAGGCCAGCGCCACCGACTTCCATCCGGAGCTGAAGCTGGTCCTGGCGGACTACCTGGACTACCAGGACGAGCGCCTGGTCGAGTACAACGGCCGCCGGTACAGCGTGATCCGCACCTACCGCGCCGGCCAAGAGCTGGAGCTGGTGGTCGAGCGGGCCGCTGTGGAGGACGGTGGTCTCAATGGCTAACCGCACCGTAAGCATCGCGGACCTGAGCGAAGCGCTGCAGGAGCAGCTGACCCTCTACCACGACGAGGTCGTCGAGAAGGTCAACGCCGCCGGCGAGGCTGCGGTCAAGGACCTGGTCCAGAAGACCAAGGCCACCGCACCGAAGCGGACGGGCACGTTCAAGAAGAACATCGCCTGGAAGGCCGTCGACGACGGCCATGGCGGGAAGCGTTACGTCTGGCACGTTAAGGCACCCGACCACCGCATCACCCACCTGGTCGTTCATGGCCACGCCACCGCGACCGGAGGACGGGCAAGGGGCAACCCCTTCCTGGCCAACGCCGTGAGCTCCGTCCTGCCAGAGTATGAGCGAGCCGTAGAGGAGGCAATAAGAAATGGTTAAAACAATCTTAAAAGCCGCCGGACTCCTTGCCTGGCCGAGCAGAGCGCCCAAGGCGCCCGATGAGACCTACGCGATCTACTTCGACGACGTGACCGCAGACGGCCCGGACGGCTACAACCGCATTTTTACCCACGACGTCACGGTGGAGCTCTACGAGCCCACCCAGGACGACGCAGCTGAGGCCGCCGTCGAGGCGGAGCTCAACGCCAGGGGCATCCCCTGGACAAAACAGGCCCGTTACTGGCTGGACAACGTCCGCCGGTACCAGGTCATTTATGAATTTTCCTACATCGAGAAAAGGAGGACCTAACCCATGGCAAAACGTGATAAGGACACCATCACCCTGGGCTCCGGTAAGATCTACCTGCAGGCCTACGCCGACGCTATGCCCACCGTCGACACCCTCTGCAAGCCTGAGAACCTGCTGGGCTACATCAAGGGCGGCGCATCTCTGGAGTACACCCAGGAGACCTACGAGGAGAAGGACGACCTGGGCTTCGTTTCCAAGATCATCACCACCAACGAGGAGGCCCTGCTGAAGTGTGGCCTGCTGACCTGGAACGGCGCGACCCTGCAGAAGCTGATCGACCGCTGCAAGACCACCGAAGCATCCGGTAAGCGCACCACCAAGATCGGCGGCCAGGGCAACGCCCAGGGCGGCTACTATGCCATCTGCTTCCTGCATGAGGACAACGTCGACGGCAATCTGTGGATCCTGATCAAGGGCCGCAACACTGCCGGCGCGACTCTGACCTTCGCAGCTGACGCTGGCACCGTCATCGAGCCCGAGTTCAAGGCAATGCCCCACGACGACGCTGGCACCCTGATCGAGCTGATCGAGGAGATCCCCGCGGGCACCTAATCGCATAAGCTAGGCAGCGGGGCCGAGCGCTTCCGCTGCCTTTACTTTTTAGGAGGAAGATCCAATGGCCAAAACACTGGACTTTAACATCATCACGCCGCCCACGCTGCCCCTGGTCATGCGGGACGAGCGTCGGACGGAGATCATCGTCAGTACTCCCAGCGAGCAGCTGGTCGAGGAGCTGCAGGCCCTGGCGCCTGAGCTGACCAAGATCCTGGGCGCCAACGACACCGAAAGCATCAAGGCCGTGTACGGTCTGGCCGCCAAGTTGATCAGCTGCAACCGCAGCGGGCTGCAGGTGACCGCCGAAGACCTGCGCGACAAGTACAAGCTGAACCTGGAGGCGCTGGTCGTCTTCTATAGCGTTTATCTTGACTTCCTGAATGAGATTACCAACGCAAAAAACTGACGCTCCCGTACTACCCACAAGCAGGTAGTGCGGGAGGCCATCAATATACCATCACGTCATGGTGGCAGCACCTGGTCGCTGAGTACACCGGCCTGACGCTGCTGGAGGTCCGCGAGCTGGACTACCTGCAGTATCTGATCTGGAGGCGGGACGCTTACATCTACAAGCTGAGCCGCACCGAGGAGGGCCAGGAGTACCTGAACAACGCCTGGCGGATGGAACAGACCAAGCCCGACCGGCCGAAGCTGCGGGCAAAGTACGGAAGGAAGGAGGAGCACCCGAGTGGCAACTAACAAAATTAAGGGCCTGACCGTAGAGATCGGCGGCGACACCACGCAGCTGGGCAAGGCCCTGGAAGACGTCAATAAGAAATCGAAGGACCTGTCCAGCGAGCTGGGCCAGGTCAACCGGCTGCTAAAGATGGACCCCGGCAACGCAGACCTGCTGGCGCAGAAGCAGAAGATCCTGGCCGACGCCGTGACCAATACAGCCAAGAAGCTGGACACGCTGAAAGAGGCCGAGAGGCAGGTGCAGCAGCAGTTTGAACGCGGCGAAGTCTCCGAGGAGCAGGTCCGCGCGCTGCAGCGTGAGGTCATCGAGACCGAGCGGAAGATGGCCAGCTATCAGAACGCGGTCAAGGAGACCGCGGACGAGGTCGAGAACCTGGGCCGGCAGTCTAGTGAAGCCGAGGAGGCCAGCGAGGGCCTGGGTGACACCCTGAACAACATCGCCAACACCGGCCTGGCTACGCTGGGCGGAATGGTTACGGCAGCCGCCGGCGCGCTGACCGCAGCAGCTGAGTCTACTCGAGAGTACCGCGCAGACATGGCCAAGCTGGACACGGCCTTCACGGACAACGGTCACAGCGCTGAGACCGCGAAAAAGGCCTACAGCGACCTGCAGGGCGTCCTGGGCGACTCTGGGCAGGCCGAAGCGGCTAACCACCTGGC